GTGGGGGACGTTGTGGACGGATGCTCAGTTGGAGCAACGCAATGCGTTTGTTGGGCCGTCAAAAAATGGATGGTCAGATACAGACGGATGGAAATGGGAACAGCAGATTTTGTTTCCGTGGCTGTATGTGTCGAGCGATGCTGCAAATGGTGGTGACACAGCGACAGCATCTGCATCACCTACAGGTCAGTTCATAGACACGACGACACCAAATACGACAGCGCCATCTGCGTCCGCGCAAGCCTCTGCGGGTATCACGCCACAACTCGGACTGCTTGAGGATGATATTCTGTATAACTTGGCACTGCTTGCGACGAACGTCTTAGAACCGCTGCGACGAAAGTATCCCAACGTCATCATTGCCAGCGGGTTCCGACAAGTCAACACCGGCATGAGTCAGCACGAAAAAGGTGAAGCCGCAGACATTCAAGTGCGAAACCAAACGCCTGCATTGTTGTACGAGATCGCGGATTACATTGCGAAGTCACTGCCCTTCGATCAACTCATTCTACATTATTCCGACACACCAGCGGTGTCATGGATACATGTTTCGTTCTCTGCAACATCATTGCGACGACAGGTGCTTACCCGTAACTACGATGATAGTTTTCTGAATGGGTTGCATCTCATCACCCCATTGACAGGTGAAGCGTTAGCACAAGCCCAACGCGATGCGGCGACAATTCTTACGCGAATCACCAAAGAATTGACTATCGAACAAGCGCGACAGAATAAACTCAATCCTCCAGTCATCATCGGCGACGCAGCACCCGTGAGTGGCACGACGGGTGGTGACGGCGCAGAAGGCCCCGGCGGACCGCAAGTATGGGCATGGCTCGATAGAGGTGGGCCGCCTGTGGTTGGCGGCTCTATCGAGAGTTATCGTGCATCCTTCTTTGGAACGATAGGAAAGAATCCGGGTGATGCGGCTGACGATTGGATCACCGTCATGAATTCGACAGGGTATCCAAAAAATCCTGCGGTCGGTCAAGAGTTCACCGGAATCTATCAACAAGCGTCATCTGGTGGAGAAGTGCGCGGACGTCTTTTCTTGCCGACAGCAGTACCTGATGACGAGGGGTATTATTTCCATACCATTGACGTGCTTGCATCAGCGCCATCGCAATAAAGACACACTAAATACTCATATCTATGCCCGAGATATCAACACCATTTACCGTCACTCGCCAATACAAAGACTTATCGCTGACGTTCGCTCGTAACCCAATCACGAGTGATGTTGTCAGCGTGAGTGGTGCGGAGGCAGTCAAGCGGTCATTACGGTTGCTATTGTCGATGGATGTGGGAGAGACGCCGTTCTTTCCTGAGTTTGGTACTCGCATCAAACGGTTACTGTTTGAACCGATTGACCCGATTACGACAGTCTTGCTTCAACGCGAGATCGAAACGACTATTCGTTCATACGAACCGCGTGTGCAGATTCAACAACTCGTCGTGCAACCCACGCCGGACGAACAGCGATATGAAATCAATTTGCTATTCTCAATGGTGAACCAAACGACCCCGGTCACGCTTACACTGTATCTTTCACGACTGCGATAACCTATGGCGACACCTGCATCACAAATTCGAATCGCGGAACTCGATTACGATCAGATTCTTCAGAATCTCGTCGAGTTCATGAAGGCCGATCCTGCGTTCTCCGATTACGACTTCACCGGCAGCGGTCTGCGATTGCTTTCACGCGTGTTGGCATACGTCACATTCTATAACAACTACTATCTGTCATCAGCCGTCAATGAAGCGTTCTTGGATACCGCGCAATTGCGCTCATCCGTTGTATCACATGCGCGGATGTTGGGATATGCTTCGCATGGCGTGCGAAGTGCATCGTATACGACAAACGTTGCAGTGGTGGTGAGTAACACATCACCGTCAACCATTACGCTACCCAAAAACACGCAGTTTGTGTTGCAAGCGAATTCGCAGTACACCTTCTACAATCTCGATGACGCAGAGTTGACGCAAAACGCCTCCACGTTAGCATATGAAGGTGCGAACATCACTCTCGTGGAAGGACGTCCCGCACAGTATCGGTTCATTGTCGATACGAACGATCCATCGCAACGGTTTATTATTCCAAATGCGAATGCGGACTTCAGTCGCATGACGGTGCAGGTGTTCGATAGCATTACCGGCAATACGTCCACGTTATTCACGGAAGCCTCAAATCTGTTGCTGGCAAACAGCACATCAAAGATCTATTTGGTGAACGAAGCGTATGACGGCTATCCTGAACTGAAGTTTGGTAACGATGTCATTGGTCAAGCGTTGCGAAACGGCAACCTTGTCGTTGTTGACTACTACGTAAGTCGTGGCACAGACGGAAATAATATTCGCGGCCCCTTCCGTATCAACGACACCGCTATCGCTGGTTTGCAGCGTGGCGTCACTGCGACACCGGATGCGAACACTGTCGCAAGTCTTGGCGGCAGCGACTTCGAAGACATCGAGAACATTCGATATCTTGCACCGTTGACATATGCGACACAAAACCGCTGCGTCACCGCAGAGGATTACAAAGCCGTGATCCTGCAAGACTACGCGGAAAGCATTGGCGCGATCACAGTCTTCGGTGGCGAGAATGGTAATCCCAATGATGCCGCGGAACGTCCGACGTATGGCCGCGTCTTCATTGCGATCAAACCTGCGATTGGTCTTCGCTTGACGAATGCAGTGAAGAGTCAGATTGTCGAAACCGTTATCAAACCACATAGTATTGTGGGCGTGGTGCCGGAGATTATCGATCCCGACTATATCTACTTGATCGTCTCGACGCAAGTCAAGTACGATCCGAGATCGACGACGCGCACCAAGCAGCAACTCGCAAGTGCTGTCGCGACGACGATTGATACGTATGCAGAGCAGAACATTGAAAAGTTCAGCACATCCTTTCGCTTCTCTCGCCTTGCGCGAGCGATTGACGACACCGATGTTGCAATTAGCAGTTCACTCACACGCATCGAATTGCAAAAGCGCATCTATCCCACCGTGGGTGATTCCAACTCGTTCGTCATCAAGTTTGGTGGCCCGCTGCTGAAGTCGGGAAGTGAGTCCGCGATTCTCGCGGCAACCACGCACCGATTTGATTATGCCGCAGCGAACGGCACCGTGTTCAGCAATTGTATTCTGCGTGAAGTAGATAGCACCATTCAAGTGATCGGCTATCAGGATGATGCGACGCATTCGGAAGTCATCGTGGACGACAACGTGGGGTCACTGAATGTGACCACCGGCGTCATGACACTCTCCAACTTTATTCCGGAGGCAATTGAAAACGATGCGGTGGACATTTGGATTCATGCGCTGCCGTTGACGACAGATTTGACACCAACACTGAACCGCATGTATACCGTAGACGCAACAACCATTACCGTCAGTTTGTTTGACGAGACACAAACATCAACCGCTACAGGCTTCTATCAGGGTGGCGTGCTTCGGTAACGTATGCGAGAATATCAGCCGGGTCAAGAATTTTACAACATCATCAAGACGGCGATTCCCGATTTCGTGGAATCCGAGTACCCCGTCTTTGTAGAGTTTATCTCGGCGTTTTTGCGGTTTCTTGAAGAAGAACGCGTTACCACGACGACAACTATTGTGCCGTCGTTTGGCCCGTCAAACGTCTCCGTTACCACCACAGAGACGCTTGGAGGTTCTCTCTACGAAGCGCGAAAACTTCTTGACTATCGTGATACGCAAACCACGTTGGACGAGTTTCGAGTGCAGTTCTTGTCCATGTTTGCGAAGAACTTTCCACAGTACGGATATCTGTCTACGGACTGGTTCATTCGATCACTGCGAAAGTTTTATCAGGAGAAAGGCACCGAAGATAGCATCAAGTGGTTCTTCCGTGCATTCTTCAACGAAGAAGCCACCGTCTACTATCCACGCACTGACATCTTCAAAGCGTCTGATGGTACGTGGGTTGCGCCGATCACGATCAAAGTCGGCGCGCCTATCGATGGTCATACCGGCGACGATCTGGTTCAATATTATACAGGCCAGCGTGTCGTTACCTCCACGGGCGAAGCGATTGTCGAACGCATTAACACCTATGATGTGGGTCTTCAATTCGGTCAACGCATTCCCATCTATGAACTGACATTACGATACGGCAGCATCAGCGGCACGTTTACATACGAACAGGAGTTGGTGAATATCGACTCCGAAGAAAGAGTGCGTACACGCATTCTTCCGGTGATTGGCGCGATCATTGTTGGTGCGGGTGGTAGCAATTACGCGCCGGGCGATCTGGTGACTGTCTCGCAAGGCCCGGGTGCGGGTGGTGGGTACGGTGCATATGGCGTGGTTCGCAGCGTCACTCAAGGTTCTATCGCGGGCGTGCGTGTCAATGATGGTGGTAATGGGTTCTCTGTCGGTGAACCTGTAGAGTTCTTTAGTGGTTCTGGTAGTGGTGCCGCGGGATACGTCGCAACGTTGACAAACGCGAAGACGGCGATCTATCTCGATCTGACAATTGAACCGTTTGCGAACAATACCGCTACTGTCACGCTGGACTCACCGGACTATGGTGCCGCAACGGGCGTCACCACATTGAACGGCGAGGATATCGATACCGCATTGACTGTGGTCTTTGCCGCTGCGGATACCAAACCGTTCTACACACCGTGGATATGGCTCGATAGTAGTAACACATCCGCCGCACTCGCTAATGTCGCGATTCTCACGGACAATGCATCCGTAACACCATTCGTGAATACGAATACCGCTGTCGCGGCTGGCTACACCGGTCGACTCTACACACTCGCAAACGCATTAGATGTCGTCACCAATACAAGCACAGCGAGCGTCACGGCGAATGCGATTGGATACTTTGTCGGTGGACTGGCAGGTAACACTGGTCATACGCTGAATGCGACCAAGTTGTATTTGAGCAATGTCGCGAATCTTGGCGGACTCACCACGAGTCTGATTATCAAACAAGACTTTGCAAACACCCAAACCGGCACCGTCACAACGTATGGTAACAGTACCGTCACAGGCGCGAACACGACCTTCAGTACTACCTTGCGCGGCAACGCGCACATGCGTGTCGGCAATACATCTACGGGATATGATGTCGTTGTCAAGTCGATTGAGAGCAATACGTCACTGACGATTTACGGTAACGCAAACACGCGTTCTGCAAATGTGTTTGCGACATATCCGATGGGCCGCGTTCGCACCATCACACCTCGTGCTCAGACATCGTATGGCACCATCAATAGCATCGCGTTGATTACAGCAGGATCAGGTTATGCGGTGCCGCCGCTGGTTGTGGCAGACGCGGTAGATGCGCGAATTCAGCAAGAGTATTATTACGTGTCTGCGAATGACACAATCGTGTCTACAGACAATCGCGCCGCGGGCATGTTTGCAACTGCGAATCTTGAAGTCGTGCAGGGTGCTGGTCAAATCGCTCGTGTGGATATTCAGAATAGCGGTGTGCTGTATACGGATGCGAATACTATTACCATCACTGCAACACGCGCATCTGGACAAACGGGTGTCGAAGCGTCATTCACCGCCGAATTGGGTGCCGTCACACAGTATGCAGGTCAGTTCACCACGACACGAAGTTTCCCGAGCGCGGACAAGTATCTTCAAGACGGCAACTACTACAACGACTATACCTATGTTGTCAAGGTCGCGCAGTCGTTTGATCGGTATCGCGATGTATTATTGAAGTTGATGCATCCCGCAGGCTTCCGTCCATACGGGCAGTATCTCTTAGTGAGCGATGTGCTGCTCGATCTGTCGCCGGAGACGGGCTATACCGAGTTCATCCCCGCGAACTCGTCACTGAATCAACGCACCACCGATGTCAACACACTGACGATACCGACGACAGGCATCGAATACGTCATTCAATTGGGAGAGTCATCCGTGGCTCGTACGCGTCTGTATCCCATTCCGGGCGTCAAACCCGAAGACAGTATTTTCTTCAGTGCCGCTGAGTACGACACGCGCATGGATTATGATGACTCGCTCTATGAGCATGGGTTCACGCCACAAATGCAGTGGTCGTTGACAACGCTGGCGAATCTTTCCAGTACCGGTGCTCAGACAGTTGCATTGACCGCGTCTGCGGGCGTGACGGCGATCACGGACGATGGCCCGACATATCCCGTACATTCGATGGCCATCAGCAACACCACACAATATCTGCGATACACGTTCAGTGATGCCAACACAGTGTTGTTCAATAATCGCGCAGGATTGCACACGTACCGTGGTGGGCTGTCGATCTGGTATTATGCCAGCAACGGTATTCCTGCGGCAAATGCCATGATCTTCGGTGATCGCGATTGGCTCTGGCTCAGCATCGACTCTACAGGTAAGATTCACGGTCAAGTCGCGGGTGATGCGAATACCAACATTATGTCGGACGAACCGATTAGTCCGACGATGTGGAACCATCTCGTGTTGGCATTCGACGATAATAATTTGCACACCGACTCATTGAAGTTGTTCGTCAACGGACGGCTTCAACAAGTTGTCAATACCGCGATAGGCACCTATGTGCCGAGCACGATAAGTATTGGTAGCAGTAATACGTCACAATATCTGTCTGCGGATGGTCGGTACGGTCAAGCAACTGTTCTCATCGAACCGCCAACCCAAGTGTACGTCAACGATCTGTACGCGTCAGGACAGCGCGATGGCACAGAGACATTGACGATTGTGCGTCAGGGACAAGGTATCGATCTGTTGTACTACTGGAACAATACGACGATCAATACTCTCGCAAGCAACACCATTTCGCAAGAGTACTACGCAAACGCGGCTATCGACGAATCGGCTCCGTTGGAAGAACCCGATTCAGGTTTGTCTAACTAAATAAAGGAAACTTCATAGGTCGCAGATATGTCAAGCATCAATACAAAAAAGTATCGCACGTTTCTGTCGCAGCAGTTTGCGAATTGTTTCAGTTCGAACACCTCGCTGTTCTATCTTGGTGTTGGTCGACCGCAAGCATGGACAAACGACAATAGCCCGCCGACGCCGACACAGGATACACAGAGTGTGGACTTCGAGTATTGGCGCGATGTGCTGGCGCTGAAGCGCGTCGATTCTGCCAATACCTCATACGTCATTCCTCGTCGCGACTGGGCGACGGATACCGTCTATGCTCAGTACGACGACACAAACGTGTCCATGTTCAGCAACAACTTCTATGTGCTGGATACAACGGATGCACCGTTCAAGGTGTACAAGTGCTTGTGGAACAACAACGGTGTGAATAGCACCGTCGCACCGAGTACGACTGGCAACAACGTCTCTCCTGTCGCGACCGCAGACGGATACGTGTGGCAGTACATGTACGACATTTCCACAGACAAGTATAAGTTCCTGACGAACTCATGGATGCCGGTTTCCACGAACGGCACCGTCGCGACGGCTGCGGCGGCGTCACAAGGAAAACTGCCGACGACGGTTCCATTCGTCATGACGTCGAATGGTTCGGGATTTAATCCTGCGGGGGCATTCACAATTACATTCGCGGGTGATGGTAACGGCGCGGTTGTCAATGCGTCAAGTCTGACCATCACATCAAATGCGATCACAAAAATTCTGCCTGCGAATGGTGGTACCGGGTATACAAAAGTGGATACCGTCATTGTTCAGCAAGCAGGTGCGGTGAATGCGACAGCGCGGGCAATCATTCCGCCGTATCCGAATCACGGCTATAATGCACAAAAGGA